TCAATGTTGTCGAATGAAAACCTTGCATCATCTATGACAGCAGAGGAGATGGTTGATGCCTCCATCAACTACATGAATGTGATACAGGAAAGGCTTTCGTACTACGAAGGGGCTAAGCTCCACTCCCTGGAGCGCCTGTTAAACAAATGACATGCACCAGTAATGGTGCTAAGGTAGTTCTGTTCTCTTCCTCTGGTAATGGACCCGATCCCTACTCCAACCATCACAGTTTCTTTTGCAATTGATCTCGATCTAAAGTACGATCCATTCAAGGGTAAGTCTCCTCTGGAGTTTGCAGCTCTAATTGAAGATGACCTAAGTGATCTACTGTTGGACCTACGTCCTGAAATGCTTGGTGTGTTTACTTCAATCACATCAGTCCACGAACACAACGCTTAACTTCAACTACTAAACTTGACATGAGTTCTTCCGTTACCAGGGAGCAGCAAAAGGCTGACTTCATGGAGCATCTATTTGCATCGTATAAGCCAAGTAACAATTGTTACACTGGCCTATGGAAACGTTTCTGTATATCTGAGGCAGGTCCTTACTGCAGAGATATGTACTATGAAAGGCTAGCAGCATTGAAAGAGTACCTTGCAACCCAATCACCACAAGAATCAAATGACAACTAAAGAATGGCACTCTGGTTTTAGTTGGGATGAAACTGTCAAGGCAGCAGTGGAACATCAAGAAGCAGAGCAAGAAGGTAAGAAACTTCCAGTGACGTGCATCAATGATTTTGCTGACATCCTTTCGTTGTACGTGACTTCTGGTGAATTAACACCAGGGGAATTCATGCGTTGCTTTACGTTGGCCGTCGAGGCCGAACTGAAAGTACAACAACAAACTATGGATGCATTGACGGATGTACTGGAGTTGTTAGGTGAGTGAACTGAAGAAGAAGCCTGAGCGTCCGAAATGGATATGCGATGGGTGTGGGCAACTATATGGCAGGTGGCACCAGGGGAACTACAGTGGACCCCTGCACCACTGCGCTACATACCACATAGGAGTATGTGAGATATGCAAAGAGAAAACATCAGTGACAGAACCACGGGACTACGGTCACGTGGTTCGAGACTGGAAATGGAGATACGAAGTGGACTGTAAGAGAAGTCAGTAGGGCACTCCACTACTGGGCATTAGCCTCCAGCTCGGCGGCGATGGCGTAGATGTTTTGAACACACCATTTCACGCCTTCAGTGCGTTTTGAATCAGGGTGAAACATCTCCTGTGCACCGATAGCGGTCGCAACAGTCCGCAGGACGGCGGCAGCACAGCGATAATCTTTTTCAAGAGGGCCATCTAGCCAGCCACAGTTGTTCATGTAGGCATCCAGCACCGCCTGGGCAGCGGGAGAGAGATTAGTCATGGCGTCTACAGGGTTTAAGTCAGTCATTGAGGGCCTCCAGTGCGCGTCGGATGATGCTGGCTGCATCAGAAGACATGCGGTAATCATTGACGGCAGTGTCAATAACCAACAGCGCCTGCTCCTTCAAGCTCGGCGGTTTCGGGCGACGGGCGTCATAGAGCATTGGACCATCATAAGGCAACTCATCTAGGAGTTCACAACACGCCTCCAGCTCCTGGTCGGCGCCCCATTGGGCAGCTTGGATAGCAATGTCTCGCCAGTTGTTCTCCATGCACCACTGATCTAGTAACTCTGGCGGTGGGACAGGATACGATTGATTCATCAGCTCATTCCAAGTGAGTTGGTCACGGCCTCGGCAGTTTGCGCTGCGCGGGGCCACACCTATGGTATACCACAGAGCCTGCCACCTGACAAGTCTGCCTGATGTGTTAAGGAAAGGGCGGTTTTGGTGACACGTTACGGCGACTTTCCACTGCAAATTCCGTGCTTAAGGCTGCACCGACCAGGAGCTGGTGCCTGTGCTGTAGACCCAGATGATGCCGGTGTTGGGGTCGGTGTAGGTCTGCCCGTTAGCGGGGCTGGTGGGGTAGTTGGGCGTGTAGGTCGGCGTGATTCTCCAACTCATGACGCCACCTCCTTGTGGTAATTAGTGCCAGTAAATACGGTGTAGGTCATGGTATTGCCGCCGCGAAGGCGTTGATCAGGGTGGTGACGCGGGTGTCTAGGAGGGCGAGGTCTAGGGATTCGCCGATTGAGTAGAAGGCGATGCGGGCGTTGGAGTGTAAAGAATTAGTCGTTATGCCAAAGACGCCTATAGACTCACTTAAAGGAACTTCGCTGTTGGCACCCTTCGAGGTAGTTACTGACCCCGTTCTCGCCAAGAACGAACCGCTTAAGTTACGCGAACATCCACTTAATCCCGTAACAGCACTTGCGGTAAAAGCCGAACCCCCATTGTTATTGCGGAAGCCGCGTTGGTTGACAATAAACCAAGTAATAGATGATCTTCCTGTGGTTGTACCACTTGACACCCCAATCTGCACAGACGCATTAACAGTCGAAAGTGTACTGATAAAGGCTGCGATATGCTTACTATTCTGCGGATCAGCATTGTTATTCCGATTGCTGTTCAGATACTTCGTGCTGCCATCCCCCACCAAACCCGTCTTCCTGTTGTAGTCACCGTCCACGAAGTTGAAGTTGGTAGGGGCAGTCCCAGCAAGCGGAATCAACGCACCAGTCAATGTCCTAGCACCGGCCAAGATGCAGCTCGCCTTGATGGCGGTCCAGATACCATCCGCTTTGCAGCCCTTGACGAAGCTGTTAATTGCCATGCGTGTGGCAGTCTCTAGCGCCTGACCGTCAGCGGCTTCAACCGCAGCGATGTAGGCCACCGCATCAGCGTCATCAGGGCGGGTGTAGGTCTGCGCCAGCCTCAGATCCCCCGAAATCAGGAGGCTCATACCACCCCCTCCGCTGTGGTGATTAGTGTCTTCAGATAAGTCATTCAATAACCTCGGGCTCTACTTCCAGCGGGGGCTCTGGGGCGACGTAGGGCGTGCCATCAGCGTTGAACTGTGGTGGTGTGGGGCCGGTGTAGTATGGGCCGACCTTCAGGTCTTGGCAAGTCTTGTTTGCCAACGCCTCTGCGTATTCGTTCACCACATCTTCAGGGGCTTTACCCTCTAGGGAAGCAGTGGCGATGATGCCAGGTGCTAGGGAGTCGTCGATTGTGATTTCAAAAGTAGCCATGATAGTTAAGCAAGAATGCCTAGTTGACGAAGAGCTGCAACCACTTGAGCAATCGTATAACCATCGAAAGTGGAGCTTGGATGAATACTGCCGCCACTGTCAGCGACAAAGGTTGCACCAGAAATACCAGTGGTTGGCTGAACAACTGGAGTCTTATCCCAGAAACCCAGCTTCTGCGTGGTGGCCGTGCCGATCTTGGTGCCGGTGGTGGTTCCTACTGCAATGTCGTTAGCTTCGCCAATACTGAATACGGTGCCGCTGAAATTCCACTCGCTGGTGCCGTTAATTTGTAGATCAAGCAGCCGACCTGCAAACCCACTCGCCGCATTGACGCCGAAGCCCGTGCCGCTGGTGCTCCACGCCGTTGACGTAGTGCCCGTGGGCTCAATCAGAACCTGAGGCTTGGTGGTGGTGGCTGTGCCGCCAGTAAACCAGGTGCCGGTGAAGGTGCCAGGAGGTGCGGATGCTGCACCGTTAAGGCTGCTGATAAACCTGCTGCCGAGCGTGATGTTGCCGGTGGCATTATCCACCGAGCTGTTTGCTACGCCTGTATAGGCGCCGCTTTGGTTGACGACGAGGTTGCCCGAGCTGCCGCCTACGAGTCCGACCGTGCCAGTGGCATCAGGGAACGAGATGGTCCGCGCAGCCGTGGGCGTTATGGTCTGTAGTGTTGTCGTATAGGTGCCACCGTCGTCCAGATTGATGTCGCCACCAACGCCTAGCACCTTGGGATTGCTTGTGTCGTCCCAGGTCAGGTCGGAATCTGCGCCGAATGCACCAGCGTTGTTGAATTGGATTTCAGTGTCCGCACCGGCTGGTGTCTCAACGGAAACGGCGTCAAGACTACCAGTGGTTGGGTTAAAGATATACTTGATTCCCATTGATCAACTCTTAGTGACGGAGATGAGGTTATCGTTGCCATCATATGCCAAGGTCAGTGTACCTACTGTGGTACCACCTGAGCCACCAGTCTTATATACTACACCGGTAAGGTTAGTGCCTGTATAGCTGAGAGAAATGTAGTCATGCTCAGGAATACTTAAGCCACCAACAACGGCAAGAGGGTCACCATCAATGGTAGACACCTTCATTACCTCATACAGTAAG